CAGGCAAGAACTCTGCTCCACTTTTTATATATTTTGCCAATTCACCTTGAGGTTTATACTGCGTTGTTTCTTGGATTGAAGGGAAAGCTCTTTCAGCTCCAGAAATAACCTGCGCCCCCGTTGGCAGAGCTGATTCGGCAGCGACATCATATCCAAGTTTTCTAAGGCCAAGGCGACCAAGACTCTCGATATCGCCCGGAAGGCCAACAAGACTCAATGCCCCGCGAGCAGCTCCAGCCTGAGCAGCGCGTTTGATATCTTCGCCAAATGGAACTTGTGGCGCAGCCGGGCTTGGCGGTGGTACAGGAGTTGATTCAAGACTAGGAAGATTTTTAAAATAATCCTCTTCAGCTTGATGCATGGGCTGCGCCGCTGATGGAGGCGAGGAAGTCCCATAGCTGAGAGAAGGAAGAGATTTTAAATACTCTTCTTCTCTCTCAATCGAACCGGAAGGAGTTTGGGGATTTGCCATTAACTCCTCCTACTGATTTTCGATATACCGACGGAAGCCAACCCTACCAACAGCTCTGTCGCTATAATAGGATGGAACCTTATTCGGCCCGTAATAATCCAACCATATTGGTTTTCCAGTGCGCGGGTTAATTGTGCGCATAAGAGCTTCCATCTTTTTCTGATCAATAGAATATTGACTGCTTGGATTATCATCCACAAAAGCCCGTTCGGCATTTTGAGCCAAATAGTAATTTGGATTTGTCGGCATCCTATTTCTTGCTTCCTGTATATAGTCTCTCAAATACCTAGCCCGGTCAATGTCGCGCTGCACATCAGCCTTTGAACTGGCAAGAATCTGAACAATACCATCCCTTGTCATACTTGCGTGAGGGATAACAGAAAGGGCGGTTTTAAGTGCTTCTACGGATTGGGATCCGCGAGCCATTTGAAGCGCCCCAGATATCTTTCGTGCGGCCTCATTAGTCCCAACATCTTGAGGATTTAGCCAAAAATCTTTTGGAATATTAAATATTTTCATAACTTCATTGGCGTATGTTTGTATTGCAACGCCAGCTGGGTTGGTTGGGCCCGGAGCAGATAATCCAGATTCAGGAAGAGATAGTATCTTTGTTGCCAACTGGTTTAACTGCGCGTTTACATCCGTAGATGCAACACCTGCAGAAATAATCTTCCTTTCCACATCATCGGAAATCGTTTTTTGAGACGCCATCGCACTTGGGTTCAAGACAAATGCATTTGTGTCATTTGATAGATAGTTTTTGGAACTATTTCCAAGAAGCGTATATGGATTTGGCCTGCCCGGAATAATTCTTGGGTTTTCTGCCGAAACATGAATGGGAGTGATCGGTTGACCCGGAGCAGGGGCACCAGTAGAAGGCGCTCCCGCAGGGGGCTGCCCTTCTGAAGGTTGCTGAGAAGTAGGCGCGCCCGGAGGTTCAATTTTCGGCTTATATGGGCCAAAAACATCCGGGGTGATTGGAGTTGCGCCGGGAATTTGTTCAATAGCCCGCCGAGCTTGCGCGCCAGCTAGAGGTTCACCATATCTTGCTGGATCAAGATTATAAACATTGAGCCTGACAGGACCTTTAGCCGTGAGTACATAAGCTTCACCGTCCGCCCCTTTGTACATTGCCTCTTTGGCTGCATTCAGCCACCTGCGAGCTGTTTCACCCTGCTGGGTTCTGGTCAGTTCTTGCGTCTGAGCAATATCCGCCTGCTGCTTCTCAAGGTTTGCATAAGACTCAGCGCCCTTGCCAATACCCTGAAGAATAGCTGATCCAAGATAGCGACTGGGCGACGAAGCCATCGCTCCCAATCCGCTTAGAATCGGGATCAAAGTCTGTTTCCAATTGATGTTTTCTTCGCCGGTCGCACTTCTCGTAGTTGGCAAGATTGCTCGGGCAACAGCGCCAAGACCGCCTTCTTCAGGCTGGCCTCTTTGCGCCGGAACAGCGCCAAGACCGCCTTCTTCAGGCTGGCCTCTTTGCGCCGGAACAGCGTTATAGAGCATTGGGGTTTGACGCGGTTGTCCGTCCGGAATGTCTTCACCACGATGGAAACTTGTTGCGCCAAATTGCAGACCCGGAGCACTAGCCCAGCTCGGAGCCGCCCTGCCAAGCGCAGCCTGAGACGCTGGACCATAAAAATGAGTTGCGCCCCCCGTAGGATCTTCTCCGGCTTTTGCCCTCGCCCAATACTCAGCCATTTGCCGATATGCGGGGCTAGATGTATCCCATTTCATGGGGTCATTATCGCCACCCGGACGCGCCCAAGGTTCAAACTGTCCTCTCTGAAGCACAACGTCTCCCGGAGAGAGCCCACGAGATTTAGCCCTGTTCACAATAACAGCGCCAATACCAAGAGCCTCTTGAGGGTTGATTTCTCCCCTGCGCCCACGACCAGCTTCAGAAAGCATAGTGCGGATTGCAAGCTCGTCATCTGACGGCATTCCTGTTTCACTGCCGCCTTCTTGGAATCCTGTTCTTGGAACAAGCCCTCCGTCTTTCAAAAGCAGCATAGGCAGGAACTTGGAAAGACTGCTAAGGCCGGACGCAGCCGTGCTGCCGAGGCCATAGAGGCTCGATCCAAGTTTGGCGGCGTCCATGATTTCCGACCCAAGGCCCTTTGGCGCTCCCGGCGCTTGGCCGGGCGTGGGAAGCTGGCGAATTTCGTTTTTGCCTTCTTGCAGGACGTCGGCCAACATTGGATCGCCGCCGTAGGGCATGCCGCCGTCAGCGTAATGATGCGGGATTAAGCCGCCTCGGGCATTCTTAGTAATATCTTGTTGGCTTGAAGTATCTTTTGATTTGTCAGTTTCAGGAACTTGAGCGGGGAGGGGTGCAGCGGCGGGAGAAGCTGATCCAAGACCAAGTTTTCGACCAAGACTTTCCACGCCAGATATGGCCTTTCCAGCAAGCCCTTTCTCAGCGAACAATCCTTTGTCGCCAATAAGAGTCTCTCCAAGCCCCTGCGTTTGTTCAGCGCCTCGCATAATTTGCTGAAATCCAGAAGGGCTTTGTTGCGGAACAGCCCCTGCAGTAACAAGTTTAGCGACAGGGAGAGACGCTTGAGGGACAAATCCCGGCTGACCCTGCTTCTGTCCGCCATAAGGGCCCCCCTGACCGCCGTAGGGGCCAAGGAACTGCGCTTGCGCCTGGATGATAGAACGCAAATCTTCCGGCGCAAGGCCACCTACCGCATAGCCCCCGCGCTCGTAAGCACCGGGTTCCATGACCGCGCCGCCCATGCTGTCGCGCGAGGGGTCCACAACCTTGTAGTCATTGATGTCGATAACAAGACCCGGCTTTTTCTTCTCAATGTCTTGCGCCATCGGCCCGACACGCTTTGGCGGCATTGGCCTGCCTTCGCGCCGAGCAGCCTCGACGTCGTCCTTGTAATCGTATGCGTAAAGACCCTTACCCAATTTCTTAATATTGGTCTTCTCGCGCTCGTCAGAAAAGAACGGCGCAGCCTGCTGCGTCGTGGTCGTAGAACCGGACAAGGCTCCAGTGCCCATCGCGATGTTCGCAAGGAATTGGGCGACTTGGAACGGATAACCGCGCTCTTGCAGGAACTGCTGATAGCGCGCCGTGAGGTCGGCCTGCTGCGTTTGTTGCTGAAGCGTGCCTGCTCCCAGAAGCGCCTGAGCCCCAGCAAGGCCCGCCTGTTGCGCCCCCGTGCCAAGTGCGCCAAACTGTTGCCCTGCGGCCAGCGCACGCTGTAGGTTAGCCTGTTGCGCCTGTAGTCCCACCCCTTGCTGCTGTTGCGCCGTTTGCAGCGCCTGAGAATAGCCCTGCTGGTACAGGGGCGAAATAGCCTGTGCCGTCGCCAGTCCTTGCTGTCCCTGAAGGACCGCGCGCTGAATGCCGGATCGATCGCCGCCGTATGCGCCACCCCTGATTGCTTCAGCCTGCTGCTGTGAACGCTGTTGGCCTTGCTGTTGTTGCAGCGCACGCTGCGTTGCCTCAACGACATTCTGCGTGAACGGATTCATGTATCGCTGCGTCTGCAACTCTTCGGGCATAACAGGCCCCGCGCCGGCGGCCGTCAGCCCCGCCGCCGCTTGATAATAAGGCTCCGCGGCCCCTGCCGCCCCGTAAGTTGCCGCAATGCCCGCCTGTTGCGTGGCTGTTAGAGGCGCAACAAATTGGCCGCCATATGCTTGGAAAGGCTGCGCCGCCGCAGCTTGAGCCTGCGCGTTGACCGCGTTGTATCGCGCCAATACTTCGGGCGGAATCTGCACCGCTTGCGTAGTGGTAGCTGTTTTTCCGCCCATAGTCAGTTACTCCGCAGCCTGTTTACAAGCGCCAGTCCGAGATCCATAAAGAAAATATGCGCCAGAAGGCTCGCCAAAAATCCGCTGGTACATGCGAATTTTTCCTTCTGTCCGATGGTTGGACAGGACACCGATGGTAAGGGGCGTGCCAAGCTCATCCGCAACCTTCTTGCCGAACTCGCAAAGCTTCCGCGCACGACCCCCCTTCGCGGCACGGTAGTCTGGGCTAATAAAGACCGCCTTCTCTTCAAGAATAGGCTCGTTACTATACCATATCTCGCCTACCCGTAAAAGGATGGCCCCGTGAGGCTTTTCTCCGGGCACGCCGACAATCCCCACGATACCCTTGTCTCGATTCAGCGCAGGCCAAATCTCGTTCAAAAGTTTTATGGGGTTCGGCTGCACAAAGCCGTTCTCCTCGCACGCCGCCATCGCAAGCTCCATGATGTCGTCGACATCCTCCGGCCTGCCAACCCAAACTTTCAGCTCCTGCTCAGACATAGGCCCTCCTTAGACCCAATTAATTTTTCTTTGGACCGGGGAGCTTCTTCAGCGTGCTAATTAACTCAGCCCGAGTGTCCTTCACCCACTCATCCAAAGCGCGGTGTCCCATATCCATGTCCCCGCCCCCAGCCCACGTTACTTCCTCCGGCGAAAGAACATACTCGCCGCCGGCAGCAATGATCGGGATGGGCTCGCCAGAAGGCGCGCCGCCCCCGGCTGCCATCCCCTTGGCCTTGTCGAACATCATCTTGACGGCCCTGAATCCAGCCATCGTGTTCCCCTCGCCAAGAGCCGAAACAATGTCGGCAGGAATGACGTAGGAGCCGCCGGGGACGTGCATGTTGAGATGATCAGTGCGCCCGGCGACTTGACTGTGAATCGGCCCCGTGTGGACATTCGTGCCCTGATTTGGCGCAGGCGTTGGCTCTTCCACGGGAGAGGGACCGCCCGTCGCTCGTTTTTTGCGAGCCGTAGAAAGCGCGATCGCAATTGCTTGCTTCTGGGGTCGGCCACTGTGAATAAGTTCCGAAATATTGAAACTGACCGTTTTCTGAGATTTTCCCTTTTTTAGCGGCATGGATCACCCCAAAAGATAAGTGATGCTGACCGACTGACCGGTGCCGGGCGCAATCACAAGACCCGAATCGAACACCACCCCAGCCTCATAGATGCCGATCGTATTCGGGCAAGCCACGAGCGCATTCGACGCCGCACCACCAGTCGGCGTGGCGCTGTTATAGACAAACCCGACTGTCGTTCCAGCCACAAGGACAGAGAACCGCAGGAGCCTGCCCTTGCCAGCAAGGACAAAAGTCGACGCCGTTGCAACGGCGGTTGTGACGGTCGCAACTTCAGACGCAAGCGCCTGCTGAATGTTGTTAAGCGCGATGACGCCGTTCTTTTGAGCGGTCAGAATGTCATCAAGACTTGCTGGCATCAGAATTTTCCGTCAGTTTGAAGCCTGTATCTGATATTCCCGATGCGCCACCAAGAGCCGATATCATTGCTCTCAATCTTGATGGACGTGAGCCTTCCACGAAAACGCGGCGTGATATATGTCGTTGCTTGTGTCATTGTGTAGGGCCCATAAGTGACCGGCGTCTGACCGGCATAATCCGCGACATAGAAAGTAATCTGCACCTGCGCGTTTTGAGCGCCGGCGTAATAACCCCATTTCATGTCGGGCCATATCTGGTCGACGAATATCTTAATGTCGGCCTCAGTCATGGCGAAATAGCCAGTCTGGAAATACGAATCCATCGCCTGACCATCAGCGTCCGTCGAGGTTTCGTGCTGGTAAATGTAATAGTTTGTTCCAGCGCCAATCGGCGGGCCAAGGACGCTCTGGTTTATCCACGCGGTGCGACCAAGAGCGCCAAAATCCCACTGATCAAGAATTACGTTATATTTGACGTAATGGCTGACCTCGCCACCGTTGCTCTTCGTCGGATAATACCAAGAAATCTCACCAAAGTTTGAGTTTGGAGCAATCCGAATCTTATCAAGATTGCTGGTATCAAGATCTTGAAATATCACGTCCCATATAGGGCATCGAATAGGTTCAACACCCGCGCCTGACAGTCTGAAAAACTGGCTCTGGCCCATCCAGTAAACCCCGCCGCCCATAGATGCGGCGGCCTTTCGCCCAATCAGTCCGCAACCAGTGCCGACCTCGTTGAACTGGTAAACGTACGGGGGGCCGACATATTGCATGGCCCAAAGACCAAGATCAGTCCAAACCAAAGTCTGCTGCGGACCTTGGATGCATTGGACAATCTTTGATCCTTTTGGAATGCGGAACGATCCGGCTTGGTTAGTAACCTGCGCGGCCCATGTCGTATAATCATCGACATCGCACCAGCGGATAAGCAGAAGATCTTGAATGCCGTTAAAAGTAGACCCCCACGCAACAATCTGGCGCTGGGGCATCGCAACAACCATTCCGCTGTTAGCAACAGGAGCATTCGCAATAACCGCGGCGATGGGTGAATTGTCGGACGGAGACCAAGTGTAAATTGGCCCGTTAAGTGGGCACGAAACGAATATTTCGCCCCAGTTATCGAGCGTCCAGTCTGTTGCCGTAATAGGTGTTCCGGAGCCGGATGGGGAAACCACGCCAGACCCATAACCACCAGTGCCGTATCCGCCAACGCCATAGCCGCTATTGGCTGCCACAGGGCCAATACCGTTGTAGTAGATCATCTGGACGTTGCCAGAGTTTTCGCTGCCGCTTGTCGTTGAGGAGGCCGTATTCTGGCCTGTAATGTAAAATGTGTTGGTTGTAGGTGCTGGCGAAGATAGAACAGTATAGCCCCCTGATATTGCAATTCCGCCGACAGTCGTTGAAACAAGAACAGGGAATGTATCACCTGCCTGAAGACCGTGATTATTCAGGGTAACTTGTATAGACGCGCTTCCAGATGTTACGCTGAAGAGCGGAACAGCACCGCCGGGGGCAACTACTGTTGATGTTGCATAGACAGGGCTGCCAAGAACATCGACTGCTTGAATCTGGAATTGATTAGCCGTTGCCGGAATTACCTGATATTGTCCAAACAGGATCAAACCGCCAATTGAAACTTGCGTGCGGATATCTACAACATCGTATGCATCAAGCCCGCTGCCCGTCGCGTTAATTGTAACTGTAGAGTTGCCAAGCGTTGTCGCAAAAGATACTGCAATATTTACGGTCGTTGTCTGAGGCGTGATGTTCTGAAGAGCGCCGGTTAATATAACATCAAGAGACTGTTCAGCGCCTACGCCAAGCCACGAACGACCGTTTGTGTCCTCCCATGCCCACAGGGCTCGAATAATTGAGTTAACGCTGCTGTTATAAAACTTTGTCCACCCGCCAAGTTTTTGTGGCAATCCAACGTTCTGACGATCAGGGACAAACCGAATGAGATTGCTTGTAGAAAGAGCAGCCTCATTGAGCGCAAGCGTGCGGTTTTGGTCGACGCCGGGGATAAGTTTGAGTGCGGCGTGCGGCATTTAGGATCACCTATTTGGCGTAGCAAACTGCGATGCAGACTGCGAAGACCAACCAGAAGCCTCGAACTTTTTTCTAGCCTCCTCAACAGCGGCGCCCTTGAGCAGTGCTTGATACTGGCTCTCATAAGTCACGGCCATCTGCGGGTCGTCATTCGCCCGCCCGAAGTTCCGCTGATACGCCGAAACATAGATCATCGAGGCCATGATGAAGACATCTGGCAGATTCAGGCTGATGAACGTGGTCGGGTTCGTCGCCGACAAGCTTGCAGGGCGGTATGTTCCAACAAGCTCAACCGTATAATTCGCGTCAGGATAAGGGCCAACAAGGAAAGTGTAATCGTCAAACGGCACCCAGTAGATCGGCTGTCCGGTCGACGTAGACACGCCATAAACGGCGTCCAAGAACTCTTTCGTCGTCGGCAAAAGCGGCACGCGAGTGCCCAAATTAGGGTTCGAAACACCCGCCGGCGTGATCAAATTGATCTGCTCCGGCACAACCAAGGTGCCGCTGGGGAATGTGTCCGCAGGGACCGATATCGTTCTGCTGCCGACAGTCAGCCCGTAATTTGTCGTTGTGTCCGAAGTAAACAGAAAATCCAGCTCACGATACATCCGATTTTCGGCGTAAGTGATCATTTGTGGCAGGATCTTCAAAAATTCGGAATTGGTCTCCTCAACCACGGCCATCGTCGCAATCTGCGTGATGTAGCTGGTCGTCCCAGCAACTGTTCCTGCATAAGAGAGGCCCGTAGTCATTTCTGCGCTCCTGAACGCTTATTTTAGCATCTATTTAGCGTCGTGGCACCAGCCTTCGCGCCGCGCATTATTGATTTTGACATCCTCAATCGTCTTGTCAGTGTCCTTTTTAGACCAAGAAACGTCCCGCCAAACTCCACAAACCGCCTTGTTAGTCCCTACGGTGCCCGTCATTGTCGCGCAGCCGCTCAGGGCGAGTGTCAACAGCATTGCCGCGATCCAGCGCATCTTTTGTCCTCCGCATAACGTCTTCCTGAGCCTTCTGGGCGGCCTCCCTGATGGCGTCAGAACGGACCTTGTAATAGGCTCCGAAAATGACGGCAATAACCACGCCGCCAATCATGATGTAGCGCCCGAGAGGGTTCAAAAGGAAAGCGATCATACGCCATGCTCCTCCAAATTCTTTTTGCGCCAATACCAAATTGCCCCGCCAATCACGACAATCGCAACCATCATCAAGAATGAGGGATTTTTGAGGAGACCCGTAATTTGCCCAAAAACGTCTGTGGCTTCTTGGGCTTGTTGGGCGATTTCTTTGACCGCTCCAACGCTTCCAATTGCGCCAATTGCGATAGCGCCATTGCCCTGCTTACTCTGAAGCATGGTCTTTTCCGGCTTTTCTTCTTTCTGGACCGGGGCGTCTTCCGGCGTATTGTCAGCCCACATTTTCTTAGCCAGAGCCAACTGCGCCTTGCGGTCTTGAAGGCCATTCGTGCCTCCATTTATCTTTTTGGTTACTCCGACAACATCGTCCTTGTCAGCCAGAGCATTGATTTTGCGAGATTTCCAGTACTCACAGGCGATCTGGAGCGCGATGGGGGGTTTGGCCGCCTCATCAGGATTGGCAATTAGGTCAACGCCGATCTTTTTAGACATTTCGGCGTAATTGGCTCGCCCGGTCAACTGGGCAAGGCCACGACCACGGAAGCGGAATCCGTCGCCCTTCTGAATGTTTCCAAGGTCTTTGCGGCCTTCATACCGAGCTTGCGCAGGCGTCGGACCCCAGATTTCCTGCATGTAGCGGAAGCCGCCGCTTTCATGCGCCCACTGAGCCCAGAAATGGCACTGGCGCAGAGGCGTGTTGATTTCATACTTTTCCATGAGAGCCGGCGCGGACGCCGCAAGACCATCAATCAGGTCTTTCTTGGCACGAGGCCCGAGGGCGCGAAGATCGTCGGAAAGCTGGCTCATTCCCCGGCTCCACTTTTCGTTATTTCGAACGTCAGGTTCTTGTGTTTCGGATAGTTTATCACGGTTTCGCCTTCTGGGCATTTGTATTTGATATGCGCCAGAAGCGTTGCGGTCCCCGTCGCAATAGCGCCCGAGGGTTGAATCGTAATGCCGTAAGCAAACTTGTCGATATCAGGGCCTGCGGGACCGCTGAACTTCGCGATTGATGGGGTTGCCTTATGGACATTGTAGCCGCTATCGCGGACCTCAAGGTAGAAGTCCTCCACCGAACAGTCGTCGCGATACTTTTTGCGCGCTACAACGACATGAAACTCGCTATTTGCGGGGCCGTTTGAGATTGAGAAATATTCTGGCGCCCATTCGAGTATCGGTTTCTTAAAGAACCCAATCTTGTCCGACAAAGAATATCCGCCACCAATGAACGCTATCGCTGCGGTGCCGATGCCTATCGTTTTAGTGATTTTGTCTGGATCGAACATGGTTCCTCATGAAGCTCGCATGTCAGTAGTCCCATTCGATGATTACGCCGCCCTTGTTTGGCATGTCTTTCTGCGGTACCGGCTTCCCGTCTTTGTACAGGATATGATTGATGATGGCGCAGGGAATTATCCAACCTCCGCCCACTCGAGCCAAGAGCCTTTGTAAACAGTCATGCTAGTTGCGTTCGAGACGCTTTGCGCAAAACGCAAAACGACTGTACCACCAGTGGAACCAACAACAATCACGCCACTGGCGCGAAACAAAACTGTAATGTTTGGATTCCAAGTAGTGGTAGATGTATTATACGAAGTTGTAGCAACAGCCGCATCGGCCCCAAACCTAATTGAGGTTGGAGTAGACGGCCCGTTAACGGCAAAAAAACTACCGCCTCCCCCAGAAAACTGAACAACATTAACTACAAAAGAATATGTTTTGTTTGCAGAAACGGGAAAACTTAGACTGTTGTCGTCCACTAAGCCTGTACTGCTAGTAACGCTTTGATCCGACGTTTTCCAAACTCGCGTCCACTGCGAAGCCGGAGCCGAACTGGACCAAGTTGTTCCATTACTTGTGAGGAGGTTACCGCTTGTACCCGGTGCAACGAACTGAACCGCGTTTGTACCATTGCCGAGAATGACATTGTTGCTTGTAAGCGTCGTCGCGCCCGTGCCACCATTGGCAACGGCAATTGTTCCGCTCAAAGAGATGTCTGGCGCAGTGCCCCCGGTGGAGGCAAGGGGCGATGTAGCTGTCACTCCAGTGACCGTGCCGCCCGGATTTGTTGAGGCGATTAATATTCCACCTGCGGTATTAGTGATCGTGACGTTTGATCCAGCCGTCAAAGCGGCAAGATTGAAATCTGCGCCATTGCCAATCAAAAGTTCGCCATTGGCCGGGGGGCGCCCCAGCTTGATCGTTTGATTCCAAATGGAGACCTTATCGTTGGCCATCAGGGCTTATCCGCCTTCGTATCCAGCTTGTCGTAAATGCGCTGGAACATGTCTTCGATATGCTTCATGCGTGTGTCGAGGTCATTGCGTTGCACATAGTTTGTCGGCAACGCAACCTCGATCCGTTGGAGATCAGAGCGAAGGTTCTTAACCGCGCTCCACAATTCGCGCAGTATCCAGCCAAGGCCGGTCATGACGATCCCGCCGAGGACATTGATGATGAACTGCGCTTCCATCTTCATGCTGCCTTTTCCTTTAGAGGCCCCTCAATCAAGAATTTGAGATTGTTCTGGAGCCTCTTGTCTTGGGGAGACAGTTCAAGAGCAATCTTGGCTTGTTCTATAGAAACGTCTTGCAGACCAAGGTGATAAGCAGAGATGCTCGCAAGATCATGCGGTTGGTGTCCCCACACTTCAGGATCAACGGTGTAGACCATCATACGGTCTTTGATCCGCAGGGCGCGCATGGCAAAAGCAAAGCACTCCTCCCAGCGATGCTGGCGATACATAAGCATCGCCAACTCGCACCACGGCTCGCGTGTGTTGGGAGCCTCATATGCAGCCATCTGGAACATGCGCTCCGCATTAAAGGCATCGCCTAACTCATTATAACAGCGTCCCATGACGCGATAGGCATAACACCGCTCGTTTGGCCAATCGGCACGCGGGAGCTTCAGATACTTTTCGCAGGCTGCAATGCTGTCACACCACCTGCCGTGGAACGAAAGCTCGCGCGCGTAATAAAATGAATTGCGGGGGCAGTCGGGGTCTTCCTTGACCGATAGCTCCAATAAATCAAGGTACTGGCCGCGCGACTTGGTCGGGTCCGGCTTGTGAACGACCAGAAGCATATCCGTATCAGCCCATATTTCCTTGATCCGCCCATCTGGAACTGGGTACTCGTGGCAGGGGTGGTGCCAGTGATAGCCGTGACGGGCGTGGATTTTCTCGTACTTGAAGGCAATTCCACAGCCCCAGTCGAACATATAACGCAGGCGCGTCGTCATTCCCGGTTCCCACACGCGCTCGATTTCTTCGCGCCAGCCGGGCTGCAAAACCTCGTCTAGATCGAGTGATACACAAATATCAATATCGCGAGGAAGAAGAGCAATAGCAGCATTGCGAGCATGATCGAACCGCCAAGGAGTAATGCATATATGACTGACCACAGCGCCACACTTCCGAGCTTTCTCAACCGTCTCATCAGTGCTTCCCGTGTCTGAGATTGAGATCAGATCGGCGTCTTTTGCTGCCTCGCAAAAACGCTCGACAAACATCTCTTCGTTTTTGCTGATCGCATAGACGGCGATCTTCGGGCGCAACTTATGTCTCGACCAAATATAAACGCCAATCTCGCCGTCAATTTTGTGCCAGTCGGGCATGCCAAACGCCTCGACGAACTTCTCGTGCGTCCAGTCATCGGTTATATGCG